GTCGCAGTGCTGCTCATGCAGCCGCAGCCAAGCGCGGCGACGCTGCTCGTGCCAAAGCTAATAAAAAACCAGTAACGAAAAAGAAGGGTAACAAATAATTATGGGAATGTTTGATGACGTACTAGAAAATGTTGGCGAGCCTTACAAAGGCGGCAGCAAGGGTTTCGAATACGGAACTCACAAAGTAAAAATCTTGCTGGCTGAACCTCAGCAAAAAAAGACCAGCAAAGACCCAAAGGCTGAAGTCATCGTCGTGTCGGTCGCAACTGCTGAAGACCCTGACAACGTGGGCGAATCAACACTGTACTTCCACACCGAAGGCGGTGCGCGCATGTCAGTCACAAAGGTACTTGGCTTGCTGGTTCACAAAGTCGGTGAAGAGAAAAAGGATAGCGTTCGCGCTCTCGGCAAAAAGCTCTTCGACCAAATCGACGACCCGACTGTAGCTCGTGATGTTGTCGCAAAGCTCATCAACGAAAAGCTGATTGACCAAGAGGCATTTTTCTTCGTCGATCCACAGGGTAAATACAAGACCAGCAGTTACGGTGATTTGTGGCACTACGAGTACGAAGACCCAAATGCTGATGATCGTGCTGAAAAAGCTGAAGACCCACTTGCCGGCGCAACGCTGCTGAGTGAAGAAGAGCAAGCCGACATGCCTAACTTCGAAGATTTGTAGGAGGAATCATGGCAAAAGATAAACCAAAGGCAGAGCGTCGGACGACCAAAGCCGGGTTCGTCGGAGCCAACCTCGCAAAGGGTGGGGATATGACACTATACGACCGCCTGATTCAAGAGGTTGAATCCGACCCTGAACTCGACCAGAGTAAGGTCATTCGTCTCGCGCTCAAAGATTACTTCGACCGCAAAGACGGCAAACTAAAATAACTAGCATTAGCGGATCGTCACGAGCTTGACGTAATCGCGTTAGGGGATAACAAAGGACAGATGTGCCTCGAGCGGCTGTCGTACAAAAAGTCCCCATGCTCTAGGAAAAAAGCACTAGCAGTGGGAAAATAGAGGGTATCTATGGGTAAAAAAAGCGACGAACTACTACAGCAGGAAGACACTGACCTCCGTGAGAGCAGCCAGCAGAAGATGACGCTCAAAGCGTCTCAAGCTATTGCGATCAACCAGAAGCACCGCGTTGTGCGCTTCCGAGGGGCAGTCTTGTACCACACGAAGGACGGCTGGGAGCCACTATCTTATGATGATTTCGCTCGTATCTGTTACGACGTTCACGGTGCTGGTATCCGCCAGACCCAAATCAAAGACCTTCAGCATTTATTCTTCACCAGCTCCGATGACCTGAGCAAGTACGCTCACTTCGTCGCTATGCCTGACGGTCGTGTTTGGGATATGAAAAAGCTCGAGTTTACCGAGAAGGTGGCTCACGAGGATTGTGTATACACTACCGCTGTCACCCCTACTGACGGCGACTCACACCGCGAATGGCTTGAAGAGGTTACGCTTGGCGACAAAGACCTCGCCGACGATATTATCAAAGCACTAGCACCAGTATTCATGCACAAGAAGCCATTTGGGGTGTTCTGGTTCCTCGGCAATGGTGCTAATGGCAAATCTACCACCCTTAAGGCGTTGTACGCCATGTTCGGCTCCGAGATGCCCTTCACGCACAATCGCTGGTTCAGCCAGCTCACGGTCAAGCAGATTGAAGACGAGCGCGACACGCCTATGATTAATGGTCGGCTTGGCAACATTTGTCTCGAGTCGAACGATGGTCACATCAAAGACACTGGCGGCTACAAGAACCTTGCCGAACATAGCACCTTCAACGTGCATAAGTTCAACAGTCAAGATGGTACTCAGGTCGATGGCAACGTGCATACTATTTTCAATGCCAACAATATCCCAACCTTCGCCGACAAGACGCAGGGCGTGCGCCGCCGCACGTTTACCATTCCGTTTAAGGCTAGCTTCCCTCAAGACAACACCTTCGACGAAAAACTATTTGCTCAGGAGGGCTTTTTGTCTGACCTACTCGGTGAGATTTTACGCACGACTGTTATTTTACGAAAGAACGGTCTTGACTATAAGTTCAGCGACCAGACGATCAAAGCTAAAGAGGATTACGACGAAGAGGTCAACACCGCTGAGACATACTTCGAGGAATTATTGCAGACAGATATTTGGGGCTTCACCAACTTCACTGAGCTGACGCGCGACTACCAAAACTGGTGCGACGAGCGGAGCTACACTGCCCTCGGTAAGAAGAGTATTGCTCACGCCGCCAAAGTCACCGGCTTCGAGCGTCGCTCGTTCAAGCAAGACGGTAAACTCATCACGCGCTACGTTTGTAATGACTGGAATCCTGAAGAGCTGCTTGCCCTTAGCCAACGCTTCGGTATGTTCCAAAAGATTGGTAGCGAAGTCGAGCTTGACGTTTCAGAAAACAGCCTTGATAAAACCTATGATAGTTTGATTGCGATGCTCTAATGGCTAGCCTCAAGACACGCTTTGAAGAGCTGATACACCTTCGGTGGGACGAGTTTCGCGCGCTGGAAAAAGACAAGCACGCCACTGTTGATGAT